ACCAAGCCAAGAATCCGTGTTCGCGCTGGTGAAGTGCCACAGTTCAAAGCTCAGGCGTATGAAGGCGCAACCCAGGGCCGCCGGGCCTCCGGATGGAGCGCCCCCGCCACTGGCCCAAACCGCGCATTGAACGGCAGCCTGAACACCCTGCGCAACCGGGCCCGCCAAGCCTACCGGAATAACCCATGGCTTGAGCGCGCCATCAGCCGCAACGTGGCCAATGAGATCGGCACCGGTATCACACCGCTGTTCGAGTCCAGCAACGACGAGTTCAACGAAGGGCTGTCTGACCTCTGGACGCCATGGACGGGAATGTCCAGCCCGGACGGCGTACTGGATTTCTACGGCCAACTGGCGCAGTCCTGCCGGAGTCGTCGCAGCGCGGGCGAAGTGTTCATCCGGCTGCGCTCCCGGCCGGCATCGTTTGGCATGGCCGTTCCGATTCAGCTGCAGGTTATCGAACCGGACCATGTGCCGGAGACGATGAACGAAACCCGCCCGAACGGGAACCGCATCATCGCCGGCATCGAGTTCAATAAGCGCGGTCAGCGCGTGGCCTACCACATGTATACCGAGCATCCGCAGGATGCGGACGGCAGCATGATGTCGCGCCAAACCATCCGGGTTCCGGCAAGCCAGGTGATTCACCACTATCTGCCGATTCGCCCCGGGCAGGTGAGGGGAGAGCCGGACGTAGTTCAGGCCTTACTTCGGGCCAAGACCTATGACAGCTACGAAGACAGCGAACTGGTGCGTAAGGAAACCCGGGCACCATTCACTGGTTTTCTGGCAAAGGACTACACCGGCGATGCCGATTGGAAGTTCGACCCGGTCACCGGTGAGCCGGTGGATGAGGACGATCCGCTACCGGAAATCAACGCCCAGCCCGGCACTGTGCTGACTGGCGCCGCCGGCGAGAAGCTCACTCTGTTCGATGGCGACAACACCGGTGCCGGCTATTCCGACTTCCAGCGCCAGCAATTGCTGGCCATCGCTGCCGGAACCAAGTCGCTCTATGAGTTGATGACCGGTGACTGGAAGAACATCAATGATCGTGTGTACCGGGCAATGATCAACGAATACCGCCGCGAGATCGAAATGGCCCAGGACCATCTGGCCATCCATCAGGTTTGTGAGCGGGTTGGGTTCTGGTTCACCGATGCCGCCGTTCTGACCGGTGCTGTTCGCGCCCCGGGCTATGCCGAGCGGTATGACGACTACAACCGCCGTGACTGGCGCACCCAGCGCTGGCCGCACATTCACCCCGAGCAAGACGTTAACGCAGTCGTGAAGGAAATCGAGAACGACCTGGAAAGCCTGGACGCCGCCACCGCCAAGCGTGGTTATCGCGGTAAGGATATCCAGCAGGCCAACGTCAACGCACGCAAACGCAAGTCAGACATGCTCCGCAAGGCGGAGCTCACCGAAGAGGAATAAACAATGCCATGGTTCAAAGCACAGGCTTCCGGTGACCGGACGGCCAAGGTAGTTATTGACCGGGCCATTGGTTCGGACTGGGCTCCGGATTGGGTGGCCGACTTCACCGGCGAACAGCCAGCCCGCGAGTTCATCGAAGCGGTGGATGCCCTCGGCGAACTGGACCGCATTGATCTGGAGCTGAACAGCCCAGGCGGTGATGTAGCTTCAGGCGTTCGGATTATGAACTACCTGAAAAACCATGATGCGGAAGTTCATGTTCGGGTCACCGGAATGGCGGCCAGTATTGCCACGGTGATCATGCTCGGTGGCGACACCCGGACCATGGGCGTTGGCACAAGCATCATGACTCACCGTGCATCAACTCTGATGATGGGCTTCTACAGCCGTAAGGAACTGGAAGAGCATGCTGCCGGCATTGCTGCGATCGATAACGCCATTGTTGATGCGTACGTCGCCAGCACCGGGAAGTCGGCCGACGAGATCAACGAACTGCTGGATCGCGGCGATGTATACATGGGCGCTGACGAAGCCATTGAATGGGGCTTCGCGACTGACAAAGACGCCAAGCTGAAAGCCGTGGCCAGTGCAGACCCAGCCCAGTTCCGGCAGCAGATCGAAATGCAGGGCAAGATCCGCGCTGCCGAGGCCGAAGCAGCCGGCTACAAGGCGCAGCTTGAAGCGCAGAAGAAGTCCCTGGATGAATTGCGGACTGAGTTGGAAGCCTTCAAGAACCCGGCCGCTGCAACCGCAGACGAAGTGATCTCCATGTGTGCCGAGGCTGGTCTGGAATCCATGGCCGTTGCCATGGCCAAGGAAAAGCTCCCGCTTGCCACCGTTGAGGCTCGCCTGAAACTCGCCGCAGAAGTTAAAGACATTGCCGCTGCTGGCGGACTGGACGCTAATGTCCTGATGCAGCACATCTCCAATCCCACACAGATGCTCCGGACTGCGATCACCGAGGCGAAAGCCCTGACTGATCAGGATCTGGATCATCACCACACGCCCGGCCCGGGCAAAGCAAAACAGCCTGACTTCTCGAAGGCATACAACCAACTGAACCAACGATAACCCTGGAGGTTAATCATGGCTACTGAAGCAACCCGCGCCGGTGAATTTCTGGTCTCAGAAGCTAACGGCAGTCGTTCACGCGAGCAGGTAACGGTCACTGGTGGGAATTACCCCGCCGGCCAGGTGCTCGGAAAAATCACCGCCTCTGACAAATACACCGCCTATGACGCCGGCGCCAGTGACGGCTCTGAAACCGCCGTCGCAATCCTCTGGAGCGCTGCAGATGCGGCCACTTCGGATCTGGAGAAGGCCGTCATCGCTCGTGATGCCGAAGTATCAGAGGCATTGCTTACCGGTATCGACGCCGATGGTAAGGCAGACCTCGCCGCCGCCGGCATCATCTGCCGTTAATTCAGACTACCAGGAGAAATCGACATGGCTTCTATGGACGTTTTTAACGATGACGCTTTCAGCCTCCAATCGCTGACTGCGGCGATTCAAGACACACCGCATATTCCTGGCCGAATTGGCTCGCTCGGACTTTTCGAAAACGAAGGGGTGACAACCACTCACGTAAGTATCGAAAAGGAAGGCGCAGCTCTGGCTCTGGTGCCGGCCGCTGATCGAGGCGCCCCAGGTTTGGTCGTGGAAAAAGACCCGCGAAACATGATTCCGTTCGAAACCCTGCACTTGCCTCAGAGCTCAACCATCATGGCAGACGAAATTCAGGGTATTCGGGCCTTTGGCGAAGAGGACGAGGTTCAGGCAGTCGCTTCATATGTCGCAAAGCGCCAAGCAAAGCATCGCCGGCAAATCGATGCCACGCTCGAGCACCACATGATTGGAGCAGTCAAGGGCCAGATTCTGGACTCAAATGGAACCAAGGTATTGTTGGACCTGTTCAGTCGCTTTGGTATCAGCCAGGTCACTCACAGTCTGGTGCTGGGAACTGCGACCACGAAGGTGCGCAAGAAGGTTCTTGAGTTGCTGGACAAGATTGAGGACCAGCTTGGTGGATTGTCTTTCACCGGTGTCCGGGTGCTTTGTGGCCGCAACTACTTCAAGAATTTTGTGGATCATGATGACGTTCGGAAATCCTATGAGCGCTGGCAGGAGGGCTCTGCCAACCGCGATGATGTTAGGGGTGGATTCGAGTTCGCCGGTGCGATTTTTGAGCAGTATCGTGGACAGGTCGGCAATGTGAAGTTCGTCGGTGACGATGAGGCCTATGCTGTACCGGTAGGTGTCCCTGATCTGTTCATCGGCCGATTCGCCCCAGCCAACTACATGGAGACAGTAGGTACCAATGGTCTCCCGTATTACTCCAAGACCGAGCCGCTTCGCATGAACAAAGGTGTTGAGCTGGAATCTCAGTCCAACCCAATCATGCTGTGCACCCGCCCGAACGCAGTGGTCAAGCTCACCGGCTGATCTCTGCAAATCCAAGCGGCCCCATTCCGGGGCCGTTTCAGTTTGTGGAGATTGATCTATGAGCGAAAGAACCTTCAAGCGATCGGCCCGCCGCCTGCTGGAGAGCCAGGGCGTACCTTGCACGCTGACGCGGTACAACGGCGGTGAAGTGGTGCCCGACCTTCACGTTCACCTTTCCCGTGATGTGGAGTTCACGACCGCTGGCGAGACTCAAACCCCGGAACGCCGAACCGAGGCGGAAATGCTTACCGAGGACGTTGGCACTCTCAAGAAGCGCGACGTGATCGATGTGGGCGCTCAGTCCTGGGTGGTGGAGGAAAAGCTTAGCAATGACGGGTATACCATTCGAGCGGTGGTGATTGAGGAATGAGCGGGGTAACGATTCAGATTGAGCCGGGTAGCCTGGCTGAAGTTCGGGCTCTGATGACTGCGTACCGAAACAGCAGTCGGAAAGCCATCCAGCGTTCGATTAACTTCGGCGCGAAACAAGGACAGAAGACCGGCGTTGATGAGATGGCGAAGAAGGCCAATCTCACCAAGAAGACAATTCGGGAACACACCAAGGTTTATCCGACCAGCATTAGCGCCCTGAGTGCGAAGGTTGTACTCAAGGGCGAGCCAATTTCGTTGATTGAATACAAAGCCAGGCAAACGGCCAAAGGCGTCTCCTTCAGAATTTGGAAGGGGCAGCCATTGGAACGTTACCGTCACGCATTTATCTGGACCCTGATTAAAGAGCGATACACGGGGGTGTTTGAGCCCAACGTGGACAGCCCACGCTTCAACGGATTTGGTCCATATCGGCGGAAGTCTGGCCCAGGTGTTCCAACCATTTACGAGAAGACCCCAGGCCTGGCGGGCAAAGTAGAGCAGATTGCCGCGGAGAAAATGATGGGTGAACTCAAACGCCAGGTTGCGCTAATTGATCGAGGATTCTTGTAGTGGACACCATTCGTGAGCAGGTCGTGAAAGCCATCGTCGCGAGACTGGATGGCCTAACTGCTGTTGATGTTTTGCGCCGTGAAACCTATGCCGATGAAGACGAGTTTGTCTGTGTGTGGGACGGGGAGCACGACACGGAAAAGACCCGGTACCGAACGAACCAGCACACCATGCCGGTGGTCGTTGAGTTTCTGAAGGCGGATGCGGCGAAGCCATACGCTGTCGCCGCCAATGCGATGTATGGCCAGGTGATGCAGGCCCTTTTCAATGACTCCTCTGGCAATCCTGAGACCACTCTGGGCGGCCTGGCTGAGTCCATGACAGAAGTAAATGCCATGGTGCTCACGCCAGTATCCGGCCTGAAAGTCATCGGCTGTTCGGTGACCATTGATGTGGTGTTCAAAACCGCCAACGGTGACCCATTCAGCCAATAACCCAACCCCTCGCACAACGAGCCCGCCCCGAGCGGGCTTTTTTGTGCCCAAACGTCCGTAAACGCCCGCTCGGGCTTCCAGCACTTGGAGAATAAATTATGTCTACAGACAACGCGCTGCTCGAATTTGAAGGCGGGCAGAATGCTTTTCCTATGACTGCGCTGACCAACGATTCTGGTGATGCGCAGCTGTTCGAATCTGGCGAAGAGCTGTGGTCCCAGGCCGCTGGCTTTGCCCCGGTGGTTCGGCCTGATGGCGTGATCACTGGTGCGGCCTGTACCCCGGCCAGTGGTAATGATGCGGTGGCGGTTGCTGCGTTCACGGCATTCGTGAGCGGCCAGGAGCTGGCAGTTGCTGCAGAAGCCAGCGTTGCCGTTACCCGGGCCAGCACCAGTACACATATGATCAACAGCATTGTCTGTGATTCTGCCGGCGACGTTACCGCCGTGGCTGGCACTGAAGGTTCCAGCTTCGTGGAAACCCGTGGCGCGGCTGGCGGCCCTCCGCTGATTCCGGTTGGTTCTATCGAGCTTGGCCAGGTGCGCCTGAGCAGCGACACTGCCGGCCCGGTGGCCCAAGGCGAAATCTTCCAGCTGGTTAACCGCCACCAGGAAAGCGCCACCTTCCCAATCCCAACCATTGATTATATCAACGGAGCGGTTGAGTTCAGCTCAGCGCTGCCGAAGATCCACACCGGCAATATTCCCAAGGGTGTGTTCGCCAGCTTCGCCACGCCAGAGTTCATCGAAGCCTTTGATGCCTATGATTTCGTGCCTTCAGAGGTGGGGTATTCCTCATCCAGTAAGACCACTTACACGCGTGTCAAGAACACAACCTCTCGTAGCTTGAACAACGCCACCTTCACTGTGGATCTGACTGACGGTATCAGTGACACCATCGCCCGCGTTCAGGGCCAGAACCTGTACTTCCGGTTCTACCCCGACAAGACCAAGCCACAACATTTCATCGAACAGGGTCTCCTGGGGATTGCCCGCACTTTCCCAGCAGGTGGTGCAATTGTAGCCACCTGCACCATCAACGTGGATGAGAAAGGCAAAGAGGTAGCACTGTGAGCAATTTCGACCTTGCCGCGTTTCGCAAGGCGAAGTTTCAGCCGCGGGAACAGGACGTTCCCCTGGCTGGGCTTACCGCTGGCGGATTTGGCGGCTATGAAGGCGAGGGCGATGATTCGCAGCCAGTGCCGGTGGTGTTCAAAGTTCGTGGCCTGACTGCTGACGAGTTGGCCCGGGCAGACCAGGAAGCCGACAACAGCAAGTTGCTGGTGAAGGTTGCTGAACGGCTGGCGGGCTCTGAGTCTGAAAAGGCACAAGCGCTGCTGGACGGGCTCGGCCTGGGGGATGACACGCCGAAGGCCCTGGCCAAAAAGTTGGCCCATGTGCAGATGGCGGTGGTTGAGCCGCAGCTGAAGTTTCCGGATGTGGTGCGGATTGCCGATGCGTACCCTATGGATTTCCTTGAAGTCTCCAATCACATCTACGACCTGACCGGCCAGGGCAAGGTTGCCCAGGTAAAGCGCAGGCCCTCTGGAAAGACCCGGGCATCCAGGCAAGCCTAGCCCTGGCGAGTCGCAACAGCCGGCTTCTGTTTGAGATCCGGCCTGATGTGTTTCCAGAGGGCTACCTTACGGAAACCGAGATGTGTTTGTGGCGCAGGTGGCTGGAAGCGCAGAGCAAGAATTAGTGTGGTATGTTTTCGGAAAACCATACATGGAGGTTCGCCATGCGAGTTCTTGCATTGCTTCTTGTCGCGCTCTCATTCTCGGCTAATGCTCAGGTCTACAAGTGGACCGATGAAAACGGCGTTACGCACTTCGGTACCCAGCCGCCGGCTGGCCAGCAGCAGGAAGTGAAGATCCGGGACACCACCAGCTCATCGTCCGATCAGCCTGTTGAATCCGACATCGTTCGCCGCGCCCGGGCGCTTGAAGAGAAAAACCGAATCGAAAGTCAGAGCACCGCTGAGCAGCGATACCAGGAACGTGTATCTGAAATCCGGCAGGACTACGACGAGCGCAAGGACTATATCTGCCAGGGTGCGGAAGACCGGCTGAAGAGCGCCGAAGAGCGTTGGGAAGACCAGAAGCTGCAGGGCTATACCCAAAGTGAAAAGAATCGGCATGAGCAACGAATAAGAGACGCCCGCCGGCACCGGGACAATATGTGCCGCTAACCCAATAGGATTCAGAAAACCCGGCCATGTGCCGGGTTTTTTTATGCCCGGAGAAAACATGGCAGACCTCAAGAAAACGGTTGAGCTGATTTTCGGCGGCGTTGATAACACCGGCACGGCGATCAGCTCAGTGGGCCGTGGTTTGGACAGCCTGGTCGATAAGACCGGTAATGTGACTGGCTTTCTCGCTGGAGTAACCGACAGCATCGTAAAGCTGGATCTGGCGCTGGCGGCCGCTGGCGTAGGTATCACCGCCTTCGCCGTGAAGCTGTCTGACGACTTTGATACAGCGTTCGCTGAGATCGCCACCATCATCGGGCAGCCCGCTGATAATCTCCGGGATTTTCAGGCTCAGATTCTCCGTTATTCCGAGACTTCCAGCGCGTCCCTGCAGGAAATCACCAAAGCCACCTATGGCGCCATCTCTGCCGGTGTTGATTACCAGAACTCGCTGGAGCTGATTGCAGCTGCTGAACAGCTGGCGATTGCTGGTAAGGCCGACCTTGGCGAAACCACAAAGGCTCTGGTAAGCACGCTGAACGCCTTTGGTTCGAGTGCTGATGAAGCTGGCGGCTATGCGGATGACTTCTTCACTACCGTACAGCTTGGCCAAACCACGATTCCCGAGCTTTCCAGCAGCATAGGAAATCTCGCACCAGTTGCGGCCTCGGCGGGGCTGTCCTTCAAGGAGATGGGGGCGGCGATAGCCACCCTGACCGCTCGAACTGGTGTCAGCACCTCTAAAGCTGTAAATGGTCTGACAGCAGCCATTAACGCGGTCATTGGGCCAACCAAGCAGGCCAAAGATCTGGCTGCCGAGCTTGGATTAGAGTTCAACCTTGCGGCGCTTGAGAGCAAAGGATTTGCCGGATTCCTTGATGATATAGCCCAAAAAACGGGCGGCAGCGCCGAGGCCATTAAGACGCTCTTTGGAGCCCAGGAAGCCGTCGTTCCTCTTCTGGCCCTCACTGGCAACGCAGCGGAAGCACTCGCCGACAACCTGGGTAAATACAGCGATAACGCGGGCGTAGCTGCAACAGCATCGCGAGAGTTGGCCGCCGACCTCAGCCGAATCGTCCAGACCCTGCAGAACAACCTCAATTCCGCGCTCATCGCCTACGGTTCGAACCTAACCGACGAAACCCAGAGCATCGTCAAATCCATTACCAGCATCTTCAACAGCCTTGGTTCAGAGCTTCGCCTGAGTGATGGCGTGTTCGCGCCGATCCTGAACGGGCTGGAAGGGCTGGCTCAGGATATCGATCAGAAGCTGAAGACCATAGCCGCGAACTTCCCGGAGGCACTGGCCGGCCTGGACCTTTCCAGCCTACTGAATTCCTTCGGTGATCTGGGTGATGAGCTGGATGGTCTGTTTGTTGGCCTGTTCGGCAACGTGGATTTGTCCACGGTCGAAGGCCTGCAGTCTGCCATGCAGCGGGTGGTAGATGCGTTCACCGCCTTGGTGCAGATCTCGGCCGGTATTGCGGATGGCCTTGAACCGCTCTTCCAAGCCGTCGGCGCCGGGATCGAGAAGTTTGAATCTCTGGATGACACAACCAAGCGCAGCGTTGGGGAATTGCTCGGCGTAGGCAAAGCCATTGATACCGTGTTGCCAGCTATCGGTGGATTGGCTGGCGGGCTGGAATCCATCGGCACTGGCCTTACTGCTCTGGCCGGAGCGCAGGGTTTCAAGGCGTTGATCGGCAATCTGGGGGCGGTGAAGAGTATCGCCACGACTGCAGGGAAGGGCGGCCTGATCGGCTTGGCCCTGACTGGTGGCTACAGTCTCGGCACCTTCATCAACGAGGTATTCGAAGAAGAGCTGGGCGCTCTTAACCAGCGCCTCTTTGAGTTCTTCAACGCTGAAGAGTTAGAGGAAATTGCCCGAGGCTTTGCACCGGCCACCGGTGAGGTGAAGCGGCTGGCGGAAGAAACAGAAGAACTGGCCAACATCAGTCGCCGCTACGAGGAAATGAACAAGACCCTCGGCCAAACGATGGGCTACACCACGGCGATCACGGAAGAACAACGGCAGGAGTTCAACCGGTTCGCGCAGCAGCTGGTGGACAACGCCAATAAGACTGAAGAATTCACCGGCTCCCAACGTGATGTGACCAACGCGGTGACGGAGCTCAGCCGAAGCGTTGAGGAAAGCGGCGGTGCCCTGGTAGACGTTTCGAAGACCACCAAAGAGCTCTCTGACAACAACAAGTCGCTGCAGCTCGGGTATGACGAAACCACGGGCAAGATCGATTCCTTTTCGGGCACCATCGTCAAATCTGGCAAGGCCATTGACGACACCGCGAAGAAGACCGAGGAACTGGTTAAAAAGTCTGAGGAATACCAATTCAAGCTGTTGGAGATCGCTCGGGATGAACGGATCGCCAATATCGAAGCAAAGGTTTCCCTCGACATTGCTGAAGTCGAAGCCAATGCCCGCCAGGTTGAGGCGATTGCGGACACCATCGGAAAGACCTTCGAGAACACCGGCACGGTAATCACTGACCTGTTCGGAACCTTCACCAACGCCTCCAGCTTCGATCAGCTGGAAATCTCAGCGCAGATCCGCAAAGAGAACGAACGCCGGAAGCAGGCGCTGGATGATCAAAGCAAGCTGACTGACGCCCAGGTGCAACTGATTCGGGAGAAAACGCGAGCGCTCCAGCGTGGTGACGCCATGCTGCAGGTGAATGCCCCTGGTCTGGAACAGCATCTTGAAGCGATTTGGTATCAGATCCTCGGCAATCTGCAGGTCAAAGTCAGCCAAGAGGGTGAGGAAATGCTGCTGGGGCTTAACCAATGAACGTTTCCATAACCGCACCCCTGTTTGATCTGGAAGGCCATGTTTGGCTGACCGATGTTGACCCAGACGGGCTAGCCAACTTCGAGCGCCGTAACAGCCGCACCCCCACATTGGACGGGCTGGCGGCCATTCCTGACTTTGGGTACTCAGACTCGGATCGAACGCTGACGATCAGTTGGCCGGCAATCGACCGCCAGAAGGTAGAAACGGTGATGAGGTTGGCGAAGACCTACAACCGGTTGATCGTTGCCACGGAGGAGGGCTGCTTTCTGGGTGCGCCTGGCCCGTTCTCCCTGCGCAGTGGTGAGGCACAGATTCAGATTCTGGTTGAAAAGAGGATTGATGGATGAAGATTCGCGTGTCGCTTGGAACCACGCTGGCCCAGGCCGTGCTGAATGACCTGGCGTCTGGCGCTGGCGCCAACCCGAAGATTCAGCTGTATACCGGTACCGTGCCCGCAGCGATGGGTAACACCATTTCAGACACCTTGCTGGCGGAGTTCGTGTTGAGCGCCGCGGTGGGCGCTGAGTCCAACGGCGTTATCACGTTTAGCGGCTGGACTGATGAAGATGCAGCCCCGGCCGGTGGTGAAGCTGGGTGGGCCCGGTTCCTCAACAAGTCCGGCGAAGAGATCATGTATCTGCCGGCTGGTGGTTCGGGTGATGGGGCGCCGATTACGGTGAATCCTCGCACAGTGGCTGCGGGTGAGCCCGTGCTGCTGACCTCCGGCGTTGTCAGGATGCCTGTCTGATGGCGAAGTATCCGGATCTATTGGCGGCGCAGAGCGATGGCCTGATCCACTTCTGGGCAATGGAAGAAACGGCGGGGACGACGGTTGCTGACATTATCGGAGGATGGAATGGCCAGTGCATTGCCCTGGGCGGGCTTACCCCTGCTGAGTTCGATGCGACGGCGGTAGTCACGCCAGCGGGGCATGGCCGTGACCTGAGTGCCAACTGGGATGGCGCGTATGCTAACAGGAACCGAATAGCGGTTATCCAGCTTGCTCAGTCCGCGCAGGATTCGAAGCTTTCCGAGATCACGGTTCGCCTGCGGTACTTTCACCGGACTAAAATCTGGGACACCTACAGCTCCATGAGATCTTTGTCGCTCCTGATGCTGGGGCGAGGATTTCCACAAGGTGTCTATCTCGACGTTTTCGGCAACGATTTCGACTATTTGGCGGGCAGCCAGGGCGCCACAATTACTGACCCAATGGTTGAGGGGCAATGGTATGACTTCGTAATAGTCGGCGATTCAAACAGCGTAGATCTGTATATCAATGGTTCGCTGGCGGCTTCAGCGCCGGGGGCGAGTGAATTTGCAATCTATGACTCCACGAGCACAGCCGATAGCTGTTTGATAGGCGCGAGTGATTGGGATGGCGGTGACCCGTACCTTGATCAGACTGTTATCGACGGCATCATTCAGGATGTCGGGATCTGGAACAAAAAGCTCTCTCCTGCCGAAATATCAGCGATGGCTACGGAGGGCGTCTCTGAGCCGCTGATCACGAACATTGCGCCAATAACCTACGAAGTCGAATTGGATTTCACGCTCCCCATAACTGCCGAATTCGCGGCCATGGCGAACCCGGCCGAGGCGTCGCTTGATTTCGAGTTTCCAATCGATGTTTCGGTTTCCGGTTACCAGGACTGGGTGGCAAAGCTTCCCCCCGTTGAGGTTCAGGAGCTCTACCGCCTGGTGATCACCGGTTCCCGTAATGGCCTCGATGATCTGGTCATTGGCGGGATCTCCAGTTGGCAAGCCACCAATCAGGCTGGCAGCCGCTCGGCCTACCTGCAGGCGGTGATCCCGGCCGCCGACCAGTACATGGCTGCGATTGCTGCCAGACAGGATGGGGATCTGGTGATCCAGAAAGGCTACAAGCTACTTTCGGGGGAAACGTACTTCGAAGAAATAATGCGCGCCTTTTTTCAGGATTTGCAGCCAGCAGCGGGCCGCTATTCCCGTACCTTAACCGTATCCGGCCGCCGGCGCTGGCTGCCATTTTCGCAGGGACACAGGGTTCTGAAAGCCGTTCGTTGGAAGACCACCCAGAACGGCAAGCGCCGGGTCTTCTGTGAAATCGATCTTTTCCTTCAGCCTGGTATGACGGTTGATGCCCTGGGCGAAACCTTCCAGGCCGACTTCATTAACTACTACGTGAATGAAAACGACAAATTCTGCGAGGTGGGTGAGCGGTGAGCAAGGGCGTGATTCTGGGGCACTTGGGGGAGGGGCGTTACCTGGTGCGCCAAGAGCTGGCGATTCAGCGCATCAAGGATGAAATCACCCGGCTTTCCGAGCGCATCGCCAAGCTTGCGACTGATTTGCCCGCGGCTCAGGTGGCACTGATCGAAGCCGAGGATGCTGTTAAAGACGTAGCGCGAAAGATCGACCTGTTGATTCCAGACTACCGGGCCGGGGTAGATGGCGCCCGAAAACAGATTGTGGACTTGCAGAGGGAGCTGGTGCCGCTGCAATCTGCTGCCCGCCAGGCCCAGATTAAAGTGTCCGACCTGACCTCAGAGAACCTGGCCGCGCTCAAGCGCAGGAATCTCCTGCAGTCGATCCCGGAAGGTCGAGAGCTGGAAGCCTGGTGTGCCGATTACACGCTGGATTTGTCCGGTACGGTTGGCCTGGTTGATGTGAATGACGAGGGCGGGCAGGGCGTGATCATACAGCCTGGCTTCAATGGCTCTGCCGATTATGACCGGCGGCGCGATGGCGCACTGTTTCCTGCGCTTGCCCAGACCGGCATTCAGACCTACTTCAATGCGGCCTTGCTCCCGGGTGTTCAGAAGTGGCTACCACGGTACCGCGTTGGCGTGATAACCAGCATTTCCGGTGATGTCTGCAATGTGACTCTGGATACCGCAGTTTCCAGCGCTCAGGCCCTGCCGATTAACGTGAAGGATGTGCTGGCGGAAGTACCGATT